CATGAGAATACATTGCGGCGATATCAAGAAACGCTGAGTACGACACTAACTATCCACGATCAGTCACTAACAACACTTGACAAGGCTTTAATGAACGACATCATCTTGTCTGAAGAAGTGGTGCGGCTAAGCGATCAGCTAACCGAACAAGATCAGAAGATCTCTGAGGTTAAAGAACTGGCTACGGCTGTAGTGTTGCCCGAACCTATCGCTGTGTTGCCTGAAACTGTAGTTAAGAACGCACCTATCGCTACGTTATCTGAACCTGTAGTTAAGAACGCACCTATCGCTGTGTTACCTGAACCTGTAGTTAAGAGAGCGCCTATTAAACACCCTTGCCCACAGCCTGATAGTTCTGTTAACTTCGGGAAGTATATAAGCAAGCTGAATTTTAATAAGTCTACTGCGTTTGTGGTGTCCTTTGACGTACAGGATGGGGCGGTTAAGAATGTTTCTTACTCTACCAATGTCTACAGTAAGTTGAACAGGGCGGTCACCAAGTATCTTGACAAGGCTATATCAACAGAGAACAACGTGACTAACTGTAGCATTCCTTTTAAGATAGAGGTTTAATATGACAAGAGGATTTGGAGAAAACTTTTTAACTATAAACTACAGGCTAGGTGTAGGTATTGACTTGGAGTTCGCCGACAGTAGGGCTGTATGGGTTACTAATAGTGAGACTGAAGAACTAAGCGCGGCATCCTTTGAGGGTGTCGTGATCATGTTACCCTTCACAGTAATAACCTTCGGTAAGATTTGGACGGAGGCTTAGCAATGTTATACGTTGGTTACAAGTTTGAGGTAGATGATAAGGGCATTGAGTTTCAGGACATGAAAGTCCCCGAAGGTTATGATGTCAGCGACCTGTTTGAAGTAGAGGTTACTAAAGAAGGCAACCTGTATTTAAAAGCAGTGGAGAAAGCAGATGAGTAATGCAACACATGGCGGCAAAGGTGATCGTGCAAGGAGCGTAAACTTAAATAGGTTTAACGATAACTACGATGCGATCTTTAACAAACAACAGACGGAGGTAGTAGATGGAGAAGGTAAAGAAGCTAACAGTGAGCGCCCTGCAAAGGGTGACCAACTGGGTGGAGAAAGAAACAATAGTAATGAAGAGCAAGTTTGAATCAAGGTTTATAAAAACAATAAGAACTACTGTTGTATTGTCATGTGTTTTAGTTCTTATAAATGTACTGTTAGTTTTAAAGGGGTAAGCTATGCTTGATATAATTCTAGGGGTGTTGGTGCTGATAGCACTGGGGTGCGGCATTAGATTGCTATACGAATCTGAATTAATGATAGATGAACTCAAGAAAGAACGGGAGGATGATCGCAATGTTTGAAGAGATGTTTAGCGCAGACCCGTCACCGCAAGCAGTAGCTACATCTAAAGCGGCAAGAGATGTGGCAGACGGCAAGATTCTTTTAAGCGTAGCCTGTAAGCAGTACGGCGTGAAGGAACAGGCAGTCATACAGTACATCATTGATAAGACTGAGTACGAAACAACGCTTGACATAATCAACGGCAACAAGGACACGGATTCAGTCGGTAACAAATAAAGATTGACAGGCTTGAACAACTGTGGTATACTCCACAATTAATTTTAACCACCAAAGAGGAAAGTAACATGGCTATACTAGAAGGCACAGCGTACTGGGCATCGGTCACTACACCGAACACAACCTTTGAACCCACGTACTCAGTAAACTTAGTTGTAGATGAGGCCACTGCCGCAGATTTTAAGGCTCGTGGATTTAGTATTAAAGAGATGGACGAAGGCCCATCCATTGTGATTAAACGTAAGGTCGATGGCAAGGACGGGACAGTACGATCAGCACCTAGACTTGTTGACCAGTACAAGAACCCTCTTGATGCTAAAGTAGGTAATGGTTCTGTAGTTAAGGTGCAGTACAATGAGTGGGAAACCACTAACAAGTATGGTAACTTTAAAGGCTTAGACTTCCAAGCTATGCAGGTTCTAGACCTTGTTGAAGTTGGTAGCCCTGATGGTTCTGAGTTTGAAGCGGCTGAAAGTGACATGGAGGATGAACTGTAATGGCTATAGTGACAGTAGATGATGTGAACTACGAGTCAGACCTGATCTCAGATGAGGGACGGGCAGTTCTAACTCACTTAATGGAAGCTGATAGAAACCTTAGAGAAGCTACACTGACTGTTGGTTTAATGCAAGCCGCAACAGTTACACTCATGGCTAATCTTAAATCTAACCACCTCACGGATGAGGCATTAGCAACAGAGGAAGTTGAAGCAACTGAGGAGTAAGGCGAATGCCTTTTGTTAAACATAAGCAACCTTGTCCTGCTTGTGGAGGTAGCGACCCAGTATCGGTTAACGATAACGGTACTGGGTGGTGCTTCTCTTGCAACACATACTTACCAAACTACAGCACAGCGGAAGTGCAACAACCTGATACCATAACGGACTTTGAAGTGTATCAAAGGAACAGCAAGATGGAAGAGAATCCATCCGCTTCATTCAATGAGTTAACTGACCGCAAGATAAGCTTAGCTACAGCTAAGAAGTACGGTGTTAAGTCAAGCATGATAGGCGGCAAGATAGATAAGCACTACTACCCTTACTACAATGGACATGAATTAGCAGGTACTAAGATACGTAAACAGGATAAAGAGTTTGCGTGGACAGGTAGCTCTAAGGAAGTAGGGTTGTTTGGAGAGAACCTGTTCAAAGCAGGTGGTAAGTTTATAACATTAACAGAAGGTGAGTGTGATGCGATGGCCGCTTACGAGCTAATGGGTAGCAAGTGGCCTGTCGTATCTATAAAATCAGGAGCGCAAGGAGGCGTTCGTGATGTTAAGCAAAGCCTTGAGTACCTTGAGTCATTCGATTCTGTTGTCATTAATTTTGACAACGATAAGCATGGCAAGGAAGCGGCGCAAGCAATTGCAAAGCTATTGACCCCCAAGAAAGCTAAGATCATGACGATGCCCGTGGACTACAAAGATGCTAACGACATGTTACGCCAAGGCAGACACGCCGCATACGTCAGTGCTTTCTGGGATGCTAAAGTCTATACGCCATCGGGTGTACTAAATCTATCTGATCAGTTTGAAGCCTATCAAAAGCTACGGCTAGAGAAGAAGACAGCCATCCCCTATCCTTGGGCGGGGCTTAACAAAAAGCTAGAGGGTCTTAGAGCAGGTGAGTTAGTTACACTCACTGGCGGCACAGGCTTGGGCAAGTCCTCAGTAACCAGAGAGATTGAACACTGGTTGATCAACAACACAGAAGATAACGTGGGTGTCATAGCCCTTGAAGAGAACTGGTCACGTACTGCCGAAGGTATCATGGCAGTGGAGGCTAACGCTAAGCTTCACCTTGATAGTGTTAAGGCTGAGTTCACTGACGAAGAGTTAGATGATTGCTTCAAGAAAGTATTTATGGGTGACAACGATGGCCGTGTCTGGATTCATGCACACCACGGTGTTAATAACCTTGACGATATCTTTAGCAAACTACGCTACATGATCATAGGTCTGGACTGTAAATGGATTGTAGTCGATCACCTCCACATGCTTGTACTATCTACTCTAGAGAATGACGAGCGTAAAGCTATTGACGGTATCATGCATCGGCTCAGAACTATGGTAGAAGAGACAGGCTGTGGTATGATACTGGTGTCACACTTGCGTAGAGTAGAGGGCAACAGGGGCCACGAGAACGGCATCGAGACAGGGCTTAATCACCTCAGAGGTTCACAAAGTATTGCTCAGTTATCAGACTGCGTGATCTCCTTGGAGCGTAACCAACAGTCAGAGGACAACATAGAAGCCTCGACCACTAAGGTCAGGGTACTGAAGTCTAGGTACACTGGAGATGTTGGCGTTGCTTCTCACCTCCTGTATGATAACAAGACAGGTAGGCTCTCTGAGCTAGATGATTATGATGCGGCGCAGTTTGACGGAGAGATCATATGAGTAACTTAGTATTTGATATAGAAACAGATGGCTTAGATCCTTCTAAGATTCATTGCATCGTGGCTCAAGACGTAGACACTATGGATGTGTTCACGTTTGATAACACTCAGTTGGAGAAAGGTTATGGGCTACTGCGCTCAGCAACTAAACTGATAGGTCACAATGTGATAGGCTATGACATCCCAGTGATAAAGAAGTTAACAGGTATTGATTTGTTTGATAAGAAGATTGTTGATACCTTGGTGCTATCACGGCTCTTCAACCCTACACGCGAAGGCAACCACGGCCTTGAAGGATGGGGATACAGGTTGGGTTTTAAGAAGGGTGACTTCGGTCAGCAGGAGGATGCTTGGAGTTCGTACACACCTGAGATGTTAGAGTACTGCAAGAACGATGTACTGCTCAACACTAAAGTCTATGAATCTCTGAAGCTTGAGAGCCGTGGGTTCACACCGCAGTCAGTACAGATAGAACACGCAGTAGCTAAGATCATTGATCAGCAACGCACTAACGGTTTCTTATTAGATGTGCAGAAAGTTATGGGCTTGATGGCTATGTTTGAAACTAAGCTACATGACTTAGAGCAGGAGGTTCAGGAAGAGTTCCGACCTGTAGTTACTACTCAGATACTAACACCTAAGTTTATATCAACAGGTGCGTTGGCTAAGACAGCAACCGATCAACACGGTAAAGGCACACGGCTAACAGACGAAGAGTATGAACGTATACTTTGTGACATGGACTCTAAGCCCATCGCACGTAAAACTGAAACACCTTTTAACTTAGGCTCACGTAAACAGATTGGCGAGTACCTAATTCGTTTTGGTTGGAAGCCTCAGAAGCACACACCTACAGGCCAACCCATTGTAGATGAGTCAACTTTAAATAGAGTTAAAGGTATTCCACAGGCCGCAATGATTGCTAAGTATCTTATGTTACAGAAACGCTTGGCTCAAACTAAGAGTTGGATCAAGGAACTTGACGAAGAGACAGGCAGAGTGCATGGATATGTAAATCCTAACGGCGCAGTGACTTCACGCATGACTCACTCACATCCTAACATGGCTCAGATTCCTAGTAGTTCGTCACCATACGGCGAAGATTGCCGATCTTGTTGGACAGTACCTGAGAACCATAGGCTCGTAGGTATTGATGCCGCTCAGCTTGAGCTTAGAATGTTAGCGCACTACTTAAACGATAAGGACTACACTAATGAAATACTTAACGGAGACATACACACCACTAATCAACGGCTTGCTGAGCTTGAATCAAGAGATAAGGCAAAGACTTTCATCTATGCGTTACTATACGGAGCCGGAGATGCAAAGCTTGGGTCAGTGGTTGGACGAGGTAGAGCGGTTGGGAAAGGACTTAGACAACGCTTCTTTGATAATCTCCCTGCATTTAAAAAGCTTACAGATAGAGTACAAAGAGAAGCTAAAAGCGGATTCGTTAAAGGACTAGACGGACGTAAGCTTACAGTGCGCTCCGAACACGCGGCACTAAACACACTACTGCAAGGAGCAGGGTCTATAGTAATGAAGCAAGCCTTGATTGTCTTGAACAACAAGATAGCTAAGCACGGCTACGATGCTAAGTTTGTAGCTAATGTACATGACGAATGGCAGATAGAGTGTAGCATTGATGATGCAGTAGACGTTGGTAAACTAGGTGTCCTCGCTCTTAGAGAAGCGGGTTGCATGTTTAAACTTAACTGCCCTTTAGATGGGGCTTACAAAGTCGGGGAGAACTGGAGTGAAACACATTAATCAAGATTGTAAGCGGTGCGGCGTAGAGTTAACAGACGTTACTTGGAGTCCTGCTCTTAAAAGAGATGGAAGAGAATACTGTAGAGCTTGTAATAATCCTAACCGCAATTATCATAATCCAATTAGCAACCCAAATAGAATGTATGTTAATGGCAAGTACGTGCCTAAGTCTCATCCTTTGTACAAGGCAGGACACTACAAGAACTTTGAGTCTGCCGCCTTCTCTGCACTTGAAGGTTATGAAAAATCTAATGTGGGTCATGTCTATGTTATCTCTAACCCTGCATGGGAAGGTTGGTACAAGGTTGGAATGGCTGTCGATGCATCTGATAGATGTTCAAGCTATCAAACCTCTTCACCCTTTAGAGATTATATGATAGAGTACACTGAGTACTTTGACGACAGGCGCAAAGCTGAGAAAACAATACACTCTAAGCTAAAGAAAAATAAGATTGAACACGTTAACGAGTGGTTCAAGGCAGACCTAAACATTATAAAGAACACAATTAAAAACATAAAGGACGTTCAGCATGAAGCTTAATACTCTAGTACCCGACATCTACAAGCACCTTGAGAAGCTATCAGACGGCACACCTTTGCCGCTTACAGAAGAAGAGATTGATAAGACCTTGGTGGGCATGAGAGAAGCATTAGTATCTTGGGCTACACCCAGAGAACGCGACAGTAATTTCACGGTGCGTATGTCCAACGTAGGTAAACCTGCTCGTCAGTTGTGGTATGAGAAGCGTGATCCGCAGGGTCGTGGCGGTATTGATGGGGCTACGCAGATCAAGTTCCTGTACGGTCACTTGCTTGAAGAGATTGTGTTGATGCTTGTACGCATGGCAGGACACAAAGTAACAGACGAGCAGAAAGAAGTTGTAGTTGATGGTATCGTAGGACACATGGACTGCAAGATTAACGGCGAAGTAGTAGACGTTAAGACAGCCTCACGCTTTGCGTTCAACAAGTTCAGGGACGGGCGCTTATCTCAAGACGATCCCTTCGGATACCTTGGTCAGCTTGCAGGGTACGAGGCCGCAGAGGGTACAGAGAACGGCGGCTTCTTAGTGTTGAACAAAGAGAGCGGTGAGTTGTGCATGTATGTACCTGATGATCTTGATAAGCCTAACATTAAAGCCTCTATCAGTAAGCTTTTACCCGCGCTAGAGCTTGACACGCCGCCCGAACTGTGTTATAATCCCATCCCTGATGGCAAGAAAGGTAACATGAAACTTGCTAAGGGTTGTAGTTGGTGTAAGTACAAGCACGAATGCTACAAAGACTCCAACGATGGTCAAGGTTTACGCACTTTTAAATACTCAAATGGATTTACTTATTTAACAGAGGTTGTAGTTGAACCCAAAGTAGAGGAGCTACTATGAACGGAAGGAAAGCTAAGCGAATTAGAAAACATTCAGGAGTTATAATAGTCAACTGGCTACGAACTTTACTTAGCGAAGAGGAAGGACAGAAGATAACTACTGAGAACTATACAGACTTCATGCCTACTCAGACTCACTTCATGGCGCAACGAACCATGCACCTTAATGCATACCACCCTAAGTGGATAGTTAATAAGATCAATCAACTGCTTGCTATCTTCCCTGATCGTTCTATAGAAGAGATTACTTTGGAGGACATTCAATGGAAGACATCCCGATGAACATAGAACAGATGATCATAGCTACAGGCAGTTACCTTTACAACGCAGGTAACTCAGGTAACTCTATTATAGATATAGACGAGGAGTTTCTTAGTGACCTTCGGTTGTTAATAGATGCAGAGCTAGAGCGCAGAGAGGCAACCACACATTGAACAAGATAAAGAAAGGATACAGGAAACCACGAGTCAAGCGTCCAGTAGAGAAGGATCTTGTTAAGGGCTATGACTCCAACTGGGAGTACGAGTTACACAGCGGCATCTTAGACAACTGGAGTTTTCACACTGACAAAGTACCCTATACTGTTTCGCATAACTACCACCCTGATTTTTTACGGGTAATTGAAGGCAAGAAGATTTTGCTTGAAGCTAAAGGTAGGTTCTGGGACTACGCTGAGTTCAGTAAATACATATGGATCAGTAAGACATTACCTAAAGATACTGAGCTAGTGTTTCTTTTTGCTAACCCTAGTGCGCCAATGCCCCAAGCCAAGCGTAGAAAGGATGGCACTAAAAGAAGCCACGGAGAGTGGGCAAGTGCTAACAACTTCAGATGGTTTAGCGAGGACAGTATCCCCGACAGTTGGATTAACTCAAAGAAGAGAGAAAGTTTTGACTGACATCAGCCGCAAAGACGAGAGGCGCGATAGATTTTTAAGGAAGAAGAAGTTTAAGAAGATAACAACAGCTTCTAAATTAAAAGAAACTAAGCGTAAACAACCACCCATTGACTTATATAACGAGACAGAACATGAGCCGACTAAATGATGCAACACCCGCAGATTGGGATAAAGTTCGTAAAGCACACCCTGCTATAGAAAAAACACCTAATAGTTCTTTAGAAGACTACAAGCCGTACATTGATATGGCTATGAAGGAAGCACACCACGATGTAGTTAATAAGCCTTCGCACTACAACACTGGCAATATAGAATGCATCGAAGCCATTGAAGAGTCTATGTCTTCAGTAGCTTTCAAGGGCTATCTCAAGGGCAACTGTTTGAAGTACCTTTGGCGTTATGATTACAAAGGGAAACAGGTAGAGGACTTGAACAAAGCCACATGGTATTTAAATAAACTAACATTAGTCGTCACTGAGGAGAACACTTAATGGATCAGTATCAACAATTTATACACAAGTCACGCTACGCACGATGGATTCCAGAGCATAGCCGTAGAGAAACATGGAGCGAAACAGTCTTTCGTTATGTTTCATTCTGGAGAGATCGTGAGCAGATCACAGTTAAAGAAGGACAGAAACTATATGATGCAATACACAACCTTGAAGTTATGCCTAGCATGAGATGCATGATGACAGCAGGTAAGGCACTAGATAAAGATAACGTAGCAGGGTTCAACTGTAGCTACCTGCATATAGATTCACCGCGATCCTTTGATGAGTTGATGTATGTTCTTATGTGCGGTACAGGTGTAGGGTTCAGCGTTGAGCGCAACTTCATTAACAAACTACCAGAGATTGCTGAGAGCTTCCATCAAACTGATAGTCTTATAGTAGTATCTGACAGCAAGATTGGTTGGGCTTCTGCATTCCGTGAGTTAATTGCTATGCTGTACGCAGGTAAGATACCGCAGTGGGATGTGAGCAGGGTGCGAGGATCAGGAGAGAGGCTTAAAACCTTTGGTGGTCGTGCATCAGGGCCAGAGCCGTTGGTTGATTTGTTTAATTTCTGCGTAGAGATTTTCCAGAAAGCTAAAGGGCGTAAGCTGACAAGCATTGAGTGCCATGATGTGTGCTGTAAGATAGCTGACATCGTAGTTGTTGGTGGTGTTAGGCGTTCAGCATTAATAAGTTTATCTAATTTATCTGATCAGCGTATGTCTAAAGCTAAGTCGGGAGATTGGTGGAGGAACGAGGGTCATAGACGCTTAGCCAATAACAGCGTAGCGTACACTGAGAAGCCTGACTTTGAATCGTTCCTATCTGAGATGCAGACCATGTACGAGAGCAAGGCAGGAGAACGCGGGATCTTTAGTCGTGTTGCGGCACAGAAGATTGCAGGTCGCAATGGTCGTAGAGATGCTGACCATGAGTTCGGAACCAACCCCTGTTCTGAAATTATCTTGCGCTCTAATCAGTTCTGTAATCTATCTGAGGTGGTTGTACGTGCAGACGATACACTAGCCACACTCAAGAAGAAGGTTGAGACTGCCGCTATCATTGGCACCCTTCAAGCTACGCTTACAGACTTTAGATACTTACGAAACCTTTGGAAGCGCAACACCGAAGAAGAAGCACTGTTAGGTTTAAGCCTGACAGGTATCATGGATCACTCTGTTATTGGAGTGTCGTCAGATAAAACAGCACAGTGGCTAGAGGAGTTAAAACTTGTTGCTATTAAAACAAATAAGAAGTGGGCTGAGAAACTTGGTATCACTCAGTCTGTGGCTATTACATGTGTTAAGCCAAGCGGTACTGTATCTCAGCTTGTTGATTCTGCCTCTGGCATTCACCCTCGTTTCTCTAAGCACTATATTAGAAGAGTACGTTCAGACGCTAAAGACCCGTTGGCTCAGTTCATGTCAACCGCAGGATTCCCAGTAGAGCAAGACACAATGAGTCCTGCATCTCTGGTGTATAGTTTCCCTGTTAAGTCTCCTAAGACTAGCACAACAGTTAAACAAGTTGGAGCAATGCAACAGTTAGCTCTTTGGAAAACATACCAGAACAGTTGGTGTGAGCATAAGCCAAGCATCACGGTGTACTACACTGACGATGAGTTCCTTCAAGTAGCGCAGTGGATATGGGATAACTTTGATATCTGTAGCGGCATTAGCTTACTACCTGTCAGTGATCATGTGTATCAGCAAGCACCCTATGAAGACATAAGTGCTGAAAAGTACAAGGAGTTAGTAGCGGAGATGCCCAAGGATGTTGATTGGAGTGAGTTAGAACAGTATGAAATGGAGGATAATACTACAGGCTCACAAGAATTAGCGTGTGTAGGTGGTGCATGTGAAATTGTTTAAGAAGACAGAGGCTAACATCTTAGGGTTTAAGATACTAGTGAATGATCGGGGACATGTCGTTACAGAGATGAGCGGCATCCCCGAAAAGGATCTTCACTTAGCCTTTAAAGATGATGAATTGTTAATTATAAGAAACATTGTACATCTTACAAAACCAAAACTAGAGGCGTTACATAAGTTCTTGGAGGATGAACTCAACGCCCTAAACCATATGACCTCTTAATGCAGTAAGATATTAGCCATTATACAAAAGCAACAAATTAAATTAATAGTGACTAGCGTTGTCCGTATAACAGCCACGGCATTAGCTTCGGAATCTGTGTCTCCCACTTTCTCGCCTAGGCTCAAAGCCCACAGTTTCCAAAACTTTTTCATTACTCACCATTAACATTTACTTTTTAGACTTAGCACCCGAACACTTCCAACGCTTTCGCGACAAGTTGTTCGGAGTGTTTGGGTCGTTTTGTTTTTTCTTAGGAAGACCCTTCTTTATACCCAGACTTCTCGCGCAGTAGCTATCGCCTTTACTTGTTCCGGGTTTTACTCTAGGCCCACCGCCCTTTGCCTTTCCTGCTTGACCATAACTAACCTTCTTACCACTAGCTGTAACCTTTACTTTTGCTTTACCTTTTCTGGGAGTAGCCATTATTTTTTCCTATGTGGTTTAGTTTTAGCGGCAATTTTCTTGGGCTGTGCGCTGTGCTGTTTGCCCTTCTTAGTATCCGCTCTTTTCTTTTTAGTTGTAGCCGCATACTGTGCAGGTGTTAGAGCCTTGATAGCCTTCTTAGGTAGATAACGCTCACCAGTTTTAGCACTAGGCTTACCTGACTTAGTAGTCCATTCTTGTTTTGTCCAAGCCTTCAAAGACTTCTGAGATTTTTTAAGTGTCATTACTTTTTCGCCTTAGCTTTTGCCTTAGCTGACAATTCCTTCAAATGAAATAACTTTACACTTGTCTTGGTGTGGGTCTTGTTAGTGTGCAAAGAACCATTAGGCATTTTGTGACTAGAACCTTTATGCTCTGTACCGTCTTTCTTATAATGTTTAACACCTTTCATTTGTAACCTCCTCCTGCTTCTTTGTATTGCTTGGCAAGCATCTGAGCTTTTCGTGCGCTCCACTGTCCTGCTTTGCCGCCCTTAGTCCCCGCTGTAATCTTTTTAAACAATCTTTTACGCATTGTAGGCTTAGTATAGTTACCTGCCTCGTTGACTGTTGACTTTTTTTTCTTTGCCGGCATTAGTAATTCCTCTCTCTTATTTAATTATCTTCCTTGCTTTGCTCTAACGTCACGCACTGCTGTTTTGATTGCATCTTCAGCAAGTACAGAGCAGTGTATCTTAACTGGAGGAAGCGCCAATTCTTCGGCGATATGCGTGTTCTCTATCTTTTCAGCTTCATCTAAACGCTTACCTTTAACCCATTCAGTTAAAAGCGAACTCGATGCAATGGCTGAACCACAGCCGTAAGTCTTAAACTTTGCATCTTCAATAATACCTTCATCATTAACACGGATTTGTAAGCGCATTACATCGCCGCAAGCGGGAGCGCCTACCATTCCAGTGCCTACATTTTTAGATGTCTCATCCAGTTGGCCCACATTCCTTGGGTTTTCATAATGATCTATAACTTTTTCACTGTACGCCACAATAATGACTCCTAGTTAAGAGTGTATACTTTTAACTTCTGTGCTTTACCTTTAGCCTCAATGGGCGATAGTGGCTTTAGCTTAATACTAGATCCTTTCCTAGTGCTAAACCCTATCAACACATCTACACCTGCCGCCTTAGTACCTGACTCTAGCCTTGCCGCAATATTAACTGCGTCACCGATAGCGGTGTAATCAAACCTCTGCTCTGATCCCATGTTACCAATGATAGCCTCGCCGCTATTAATTCCTATCCCTATCTTAATTGGAGGTAACCCCTTGGCCGCAAACTCTACGTTCAACTCTTCCATGTTTATTGCTATTTGTTTAGCACACTCTATGGCTTTGTCTTCGTGGTTTTCTAAGTCTAGTGGCGCTCCAAAGATAGCCATCAGCGCATCTCCGATGTATTTATCTACGCATCCACCATATTGAGCGACTGCCGATTGCTGTGCTGTCAATGCCCTGTTCATAATGTAGGTTACTTCTTCTGGGGTTACGCTCTCTGATAGGGCTGTGAAGCCTCTTACATCTGTAAACAAGAATGTGCAATACTTTTTTTCGCCCCCAAGCTTTAGTAACTCTGGGTTATCTTGCAAGAGTTTAACCTGTCGTGGGTCTAGGTAATGCTCAAATTGCTTCTTGATCTGTTGCCTCAGTTTGTATTGTTCTTTGTAGTTGAGGTAGAATGTTGTTGAGGCTACTACAAACTCAGAGATCAGCGGCCATGTAACATCAATCAGTATCCCGTTCCGTATCAAATAAACTCCTAGCAGTGCAGTACTAGACATAACACCTACAGATAAAATTAAACCTGCATAGACTCCTAAGTAATTAAGAGCTAGAAAAACTAAGAACACTCCTACTAAAAAAACCACTGCCTCACAAAACATAGCGATAGGCGGGATAGCGGGCATACGTTTATTAGAGGCGTGTAGTACAGTTTCAACTAACGCCGCTTGTATTTGGTGAGGATTCCAAAGCCCTTTAGGGGTAGCAACCTGCGGAAGTATCCCCTTAGCGGTGGTTCCTACTATCACCATCTTGCCCTCTACGTCCATCTTATCTAAGGTAGTGCTATCTACCTCTACCCAGTTTACCCATACTCTGCCGTGTCTGTCTGTGGGTATAGGGTTTAACTGCTTGACGCGCACCTCTTGTATTCCGCTGACGCTAGTTTTAATAACGTAGGTGTTTGTTCCTGTAACCGCCTTGAGTAACTGCGTACCAAAGCTTGCCATCCAACCATCTGGACTTCTCATTAGTAGCGGCATACGTCTGACTAAGTTATCTACATCTACTGGCGCTGATACTATCCCTTGTAGTGCTACATCTTTAAGGATTTGAATGTTCTGCGTAACTCCTGTAGCTTCTATGCCGCCAACATCATCACCTAGTATCACTGTACCTTCTGTTTGAGGTATCTCTTTGTAGCCGTCAGTTTCAAACATAGCAATTACTGAAGGGTGGTACGACAAAGCCCTTGCAAAAATACCGTCACCGCCAAACCTGTCTGGCTCACTAAAGACTGCAACCCATGCAACAGAAGTAGCCCCTGCATTCAGTAGGTCTACGTGTATATCCGCTAAGCGTTCACGCGGGAAAGGCCAACCACCCTCATTATGTATATCTTCTTCTGTCAAGTTAAGCAGGACTATGTTACCTGTAGGTTGTTCAGTCTTAACAAGAGCATCAAAGGTTCTGAGCTTTATAACCTCAACCAGTGTGGGCTGATATACTAAGGCCGCAAACAAAAGCGCAACAACAAGCCCTATAATTATTTTTTTTATGATGTTCTCCTTACTCTACACTAATATATTTATTGTATTGCCTTGTCGGGTTAGTGGAAAACCATACTTTAATTTTATATATCTTTTATAGTTAGTCATTATCCTTCCTGCGTAATCCTAATTACAGAATCACCTCCGTTGATCTTCACAGTATTAGAGATCCCATCTTGAATCAGTATCACTGTGTAGCCCCCTGTAGTATCTAAATCTAATCGCGTGTACTCACTTACGTTTCTAATCAGGCTTATTATCTGTCCTGTTATAAGAGCAGTAATCTGTGTCTCAGGGTCTGTACCTAAAGATGTTCCTGATATAGTTACGCCTGAAACCTGTGCTAAGCCATCCTTCTCTTCTTGTACAGCCAACACATCTAATATGTTTAACAAGTCTTCAAGGTAATTAACATCTAGAAAATTTATATCTAGCTCAGTAAACTCAAGGCTGTCATCTTCTAAAAAGTCTTCGTCTAGGTAGTCTATATCTAGCTCATTGAAGTCTAGGATGTTTGCTGTCTTTACAACTCTTTCTTCAGCTACTACCGCTTCCTCTTTTGGGGGTGTAACAATAAGCATGTTATCAATAAAGTCTAGAGTTAAGTCTAGTATTACAGGCTTAGAGGGCGCTGACTCAAACACCGACACCGTTGTTGCTTGGTAGGGCTTGTTTAACAACACACTGCCTGTAGCTGTTAACACTTCTATCTCTCCGCTTGATACACCAAACTTATCGGGCAGGAGTATAATCAGACTGCGGCCTAATTCGTCTACTGTGGCCGTGAAGTCCGTGCCGCGAATTGCAATATCTGCCGTAGGAGTTCTTAATTTTAAATTTTTTTTATTTAGCTTACCGCTTATAAACCGTGCAGTTCCTAGTCCAAACGTAAGAGCCATCTTAGACTTGCTTGGGTCAGGATCATATATGTACTTATCTATTGTTAGTTGACTATGCTCAGTCAGCTTTACAACTGAGTCATCAAGAAACGTAATAGCCATCCTGCCATTCGCGGTGACTGCTTGATCGTTGGTCTGAACGGCAAACTTTAAGTCTGCGACAAGGGGCGCTTGTTCT